CAAGTATCCTTCTGAGATAACATTTATGGTGAACTAATGGCTCAGAGACTACAAAGCATAACAATTACGGCTCCAGGTTTTGCGGGTATTAACACGCAGGATGCCCCTTTAGCTCAAGACCCTACGTTTGCTTCTGTTGCTGATAACTGCATTATTGACAAAGAAGGCAGGGTAGCTGCTAGAAAAGGCTACGAAATGGTTAGTAGTAATGGCGGGTCTGTTCTTGGTTCTTCTGCGGGTATTGAAATGGTACACCAGTACAGGGATAGCGGTGGGAATACAGCCATAATATCAGCAGGCAATAACAAATTATTTAAGGGAAGCTCTACATTAGCTGACAATACTCCAGGTTCTTATACAGTAAGTGCTAACAACTGGAAAGCTGTGAACTTCAATGACCATGCTTTCTTCTTTCAACGGGCGCATGAGCCGTTAGTCTATACTCACAGTGTTGGTAATTTGGAAAAGATGTCAGCCCATGCAGGTGCAGCAGGTACACCACCACAGGGAAATGAGGTCTTGGCAGCGTTTGGTAAGCTATTTGTTGCTGATTTTGCAGCCGATAAGTCTACTATTTACTGGTCTGATACTTTAGATGGCACTACATGGACAGGAGGAGCCACAGGTTCAATAGATATTACAAACGTATGGCCTACAGGCTATGACGAAATCGTTGCTCTAGCGGCTCATAACGGCTTCCTAATCATATTTGGTAAAGACTCGATTGTTATTTACTCAGGGGCAAGCGCACCTGCTTCTATGACTTTGGAAGATACAATCTCAAATATAGGCTGTGTCTCTAGGGATTGCGTAGTTTCTACAGGTAAAGATTTAATATTCCTAGACCGATCTGGTGTTAGGAGTTTGGCTAGAACAATACAGGAAAAGTCCTCACCTATTGGAGATATATCTAGAAACGTCAATAATGATATTAAGAATCTAATTGCTAGTGAAACTGGCAATATTAAAATGCATTATTCACCAGATGAATCCTTTGTTTTGGTGAACTTCCCCGCATTGCAGCAGGTATATGTGTTTGATACTCGTTTTCCTCTTCAGGATGGGTCGTATCGGGCAACCACATGGACTAACTTGTCTCCGTTATGTTTTACCAATCTAGCTGATGAAACCTTATATATTGGTGTTGCAACAGGAATCGCCCAATATGCAGGGTATGATGATAATGATGGCGGGTATCAGATAAGTTACTTTAGTCACCCGTTAGCTTTTGGTGACAGTAGTGTTTTAAAGTTTTTAAAGAAGGTTAATCTGACTACATTTGATGGGGCAGAATCCACTGTTGTATTAAACTGGGCGTATGATTATACAAATGCCTATAAAAAACAGGCATATACACTACCTGCTAACAATGCGGGTCAGTATAATATTAGTGAATACAATACGACTGCTGAATATGCGTCTTCATTAAGTCTGGTTAATCGACAGAAGGTTAATGCTTCTGGTTCTGGTTCTGTAGTATCTATCGGTGTAGAGTCTACAGTTAATGGTAAGTCAATAGCGATACAACAACTCAACGTACACGCTTTGTTAGGAAGGGTAGTCTAATGTCCAACTATACAAAAACCACAAACTTTGCTGTTAAAGATTCTTTGGTATCAGGTAATGCTGCCAAGTTGGTCAAAGGCACAGAAGTCAATACAGAATTTGACAATATCGCCACAGCAGTTTCAACGAAAGCAGACACGGCTGGGCCAACATTTACTGGGACTACAACGGCTGCGGCCCTCACAGTGTCAGGCACGTTCACTGGGACACTAGATGGAGGGACTTACTAATGGAAGAGTATTTAAAAAACTTATTTGGTTTAGGTGCTGATGGTGGTGGTTTCTTTGGTAGTGATGGCGCGGGTCTTTTAGGGGCTATCGGTCAGGCTGCATTGGGTCAGCAGGGTATAAGCGACTTAGCAGATGCTAGGCGGGACTATCAAGAAGATTTAAGGGGCGATCAAGATTTTAGTGACATGGAAGGCGGTATTCTTGGGGAGCTTGGAAGGCAAACACAATTTAAGCCTTTTACTGTTACTACAGGCACAGGTCAAAAAGCTAGTGCTACTCCTACAGGTCTTGACTTACAACTTACGGATAGAGAAAAAGCATTACAAAACTCGCTGCTAGGCTTTGGTCAAGACGCTTTTTCTTTTTTAAGCGATCCTCAAGCAAGAGAACAAGAACAAACTAATCTAATTAATATGCTAACCCAAACCCCTGAAGCTAGGGCTACTAGGGAACAACAGATATTTGACAGATTAGAAGCAATGCAAGCTCCAGGGCGTGAAAGGGCTAGGTTAGGTCTGGAAGAAAGACTAGTTAATCAGGGCCGTAGCGGTGTTAGATCGGCTATGTTTGGCGGTACACCTGAAGAATTGGCACAAGCTAAAGCCATTGAAGAACAAAGAAGCCGTAATGTTTTGGGTGCTATGGATCAAGCTAGGGCAGAACAGGCATTAAGTTCTCAACAAACCCTACAAGGCTTGCAGGAATTAAGGGGTAGGTTAGGACTAGCAGGACAATTAGGACTACAGGCTATACCTGCTGCTTATACCCCACAAGCAGGATTGTTATCGGCCTTGAATCCTATGCTGCAACTCAATAGAAATCAGGTAGCTCTCGATCTAGGTAGGGGTCAACTGTTTGGCGGCCTAGCAGAATCAGGCTTAGAAGCTGATTTAGGCATTAGGGCATTGGAAAATGCGTTAAGACAGCAACAGTACAAAGGCTTGTTTGATTTGTTGGCTGCTGAAAGGGCGGGTCAAGGTGGTGGTACACAAGATATTCCTAATGTTCCAGGGGTCTTTAATAATATGCCACCAGCACCAGCAAACACTAGTTCGTACATTTAGGAGACAACAATGGCTATAAATATACCTTCATTGTTTAGAGATGTTATTGAAACTCCTGAACAAAGACAACAAAGACAAATGCTTGAAAGATTAGGCCAAGCGCAGAGCTTTATGGCTCCTAGAGGTAGCGTGGCAGCGTTAGCTAATCCTTTGGCTAGTGCTACGTTTATGAACATTGCTGAGTCTCAAGATAGGGTTAAAGAAAACTTAGGCGGTATGCTAGGTCTTGATATGCGTGATTCCTCTCAAAAGTTATCAGATGCTTTAATGGCTGGTGATCCTAACACCCCAGAAGGTCTAAGGGATTTATCAAAACAACTACAGAATATATTTCCTGCACAGTCGTTAGGGTTGCTACAAGCAGCAGATGAAAGAGAACAAGCGGAAGCAGAAAGAAGATTATCAGAGCAAGCAACATTACAATCTATTGCAGAGTCTCAAACAAGAGAAAAAACTAGCATACAAAATAGATTATTAACTGAACAAAGAAGAAATCAAGAATTAACTGGATTTGAACTAAAAGAAAAATTAGACAAAATAAATTTGGAAGAAGCAGAAATTAATTTAAAAAGACTAAAAGAAGGAAAAGGAGATTTAACAGATGATGAAATATTTGGCGCACCAGAAATTTTACCAAATGGCTTAATTTATTATGCGTCAAAAGGTGGTAATACGATAGTAAAAGACATTGGTGGCAATGTTCTTGTAGGCGACGAAGCTCGAAAAGCTATGGATGAAGGCTTTGCTATGAAAACTCAGCAGCAAAGAGATATTTACCAAGCAAGACGATTGGGAACTGAGTCTGCATCAATAGCGGCAGACGCTTTTGAAAAAATTGGAACAAACAGAATAATGATTGCAAATTTAAGAGAGGCTGCAAGGCTTGTGGAGCAAGGCGCAGCTACTACAGACTTAGAAGCCTTTTTGAAACCTTTAAGTCAAGCGACAAGTTTTTTACAAACAATTACTGGGCAGCTTACTTTAGATCAACTTAGTCAAGTTACAATGGGAGCTTTGAGTGAGAAAGAACTTGAGCTTCTGCAAGCAAGTGCAGCTCCAAGTGGATTTGATAAACCCGCAATTATTCAATGGTATAGAGATAAGGCTAATGCCACAGAAAAAGCTCTTGCTATCTTAGATCAACAAGCCTCTTATTTTAGTCAACCTGGCGCAACTCCTGGTGGGTGGCTTGAATTACAAAAGCAAGAAAGAGAAAGACAAGCTCAAATTGAAGCTGCTTCAGGGACAGAAGAAGATGGAGAGAGAAAGTTACTGTTAGATAAAGTAATGGGCAGAGATACATCTTCACAAACACAAGCAGTAGACAGTGATGAAGCAGCGTTAGAAAAAGCAAGAAAAGAAATTCTTAGAGGTAGATAAAATGGCTGATAATTTACTGCAAGTAGCGAGAGACATACCAGAGAGGTATGTTCGTGAGCTTTCTACTGAGGATTTAAATGCCCTAGCAAACGGAAGAGATAATGATGTTTCTATGTCTGGTCTTCAAATACTTATGAAGGGTAAAGAAGATTTAGGTATTGGCGAACTTCTTGATATTGGTGGTGCGATTGCGGGTGCTGGCACTGGTGCAGCCATAGGTTCCGCTTTTGGGCCTGTAGGTACTGCCGTTGGAGGAGTTCTTGGTGGAGTTGCTGGAACATTTGCTGGTGAAGTTGCTGAAGATGTAATAGCCGACAGAGAAGTTAACTTAGGATTTCAAGAAGGCGGTGCTGCAAGAGAAGCTGCCATTGGTGCTGTGTTTGATACAGTTACTTTAGGCGCAGGAAGAGGCATAAGAATGTATCGTGGATACAGATCGGCAAACCCTAGTTTGTCTGAAATGGGTCAAGAGTTTAGACCTGTTTTAGAGGTTATGGATACTGCCCCAGACAGTCCCGAAGCACTAGCACAAGCCCAAGAGTTTTTATTGAAGTCTGGTGGGCCATCAATATCACCGATAGCTACAGAATCAGCATCAATGGTTACCCAAATTTTTAGAGAACTTGGGGAAATGGGCATCTTTTCTTCAAAATATTATGACCAAGATATAGCAAAACAAAAAGATATTGTTTTAGATGCTTTTACCAATTTTTCAAATCAAGGCGTTGCAAAAAGTCAACAAGAGATTGGTAAAGAATTAATGGCTTTAAAATCGTCTGCTGACAAAGCAATGCACAGCATTTATGGGCAAAATTTAAAAACATTAGAAAATTTTAAATCAACACAAGAGTATGTAAGCGTTAAGCCAATAGTTGAAACATTAAAAAATTTCAAGCAAAAATATGAAAAAACAGGATTTATACGATTTGAGGGCGGGGTAGGTATTTCTGTTCTTGATGAGAGTGCAGAATCTTTAATTAACAGTCTTGTTTCTAATCTTTCAGGTTCAGTTTCTAATAGATTTGCTAACTTTAGATTAAAGGATATTTTTACTTTAGAAAAACGAATTAATGATGAAATATCAAAAATGGTTCCAGGTCAGGCTTATGGCAATGGAGTTGCGCGAGGACAGTTAAAAAATTTACATGATGACATAAGAAAAACAACTATTGGCATGATGAGAAAGGTAGACCCTGCTGTGGCAAAGGTTTATCAGAGGATGCAAAAACAGTATACAGAAGGATTAGATTTACTTGATGAAAAAGGCATAGAAAATTTAATAAAAAATGGCGTAAACAAAGAGGCTTATCAAAGTATTGGTCGGGATTTGCTTGGCAAGAACCCAGAGAAAGCAAAAAAACTTCTAACTTTGGCAGAAAGAAGCATTGCAATGAAGGCCAAGACAAGGCCGAAAATGGATGTAAGCTCTGAAATTAAGAAGTTTAGAGAATCTGTTAGGGCTTCTTATCTAAAAGAAAGGAATATGGTAGAAACAAAAACTACTGGAAGGGCAGACCCAATAAAAAACATTTTTTCTGAAGACTCTGGGGCAATGACATTGTTAAGAAACACCGATTCTTCAAAAGTTGTTTTTGGCGAAAGATGGCCTGAATTTAAGAAATTGTTAAATCATGTCGTATCAATGTCAAAAACAAGAAATAGGGAAACTTTTTCTTTGGCTCTTAGGTCTGCGGAGGTTGGTGCGGGTGTTGCTGTCGGGGCAGCGTTTAGCTCTTTTGGTGCGGGACTTTTTGGAGCCGCAACAATTTTAACAGCCCCAATTCTCTTATATAAACTAGCATCAAGACCATCTCTAGTTAATAAGTATATTGCTTTAGATAATCAGCTTGAGAAAGCTGCAAGAACAATGTCTCCAGAGCAAATACCAGAAATACTAATCTCTAACGTATCTAAGTTGCTGTCGGAGCTTCCAGAAGAAGACGTATTAGATATAAGACAAGCGGTTTCTGATCCCAACTACAATTACGGCAACTAATACTCAATAATATCTAGCGGCCCTTTCTCCCCTGCCATTCTAAGGCTTTTCAGGCGTTCATATTCGGCCTTGTAAT